GAAGTCTGCGCACACGCCAGCGAAATTCCTCGGATTTCCACAGGTATACATAACCATGCCTAGAGCAGGACGCAAGCCGAAGCCAACGGCGCTGAAGGAGCTGGCGGGCAATCCGGGGGGCAGACCGCTGAACGATGCGGAGCCCAGGCCGGAGCCGGCTGGCGACGCGCGGCCACCGTACCGGCTGCTGCCGAAGGCGCGGCGATTCTGGCTGGAGAACGCGCCGCGGCTGGATGCGCTGGGCCTGCTGTCGGAGATTGACTTGCCGGCGTTCCAGATGATGGCGACGCATTTCGGGGTGGCCGTGGAGGCGGCGGAGGTGATCAAGGCCGAGGGGATCATGACGAAGGATGAGCATGGGCTGGATCGGAAGCATCCGGCGTTGCAGGTGCTGCGGGACAACAGCGGGGCGTTCCGGGCGTACGCGGCCGAGTTCGGGATGACGCCGAGCAGCCGCTCCAGGGTGCGGTCGGATGCGCCAGAGGAGCAGATGAGCCTGGCCGATGCGCTGTTCGCTGCGGTGCGTGATGTGCAGGAGGTGGGGGACGATGGCCAGGCGTAGTGTTCGCGCGCAAACATCGCCGCAACAGGCCGGACCGGATGGATCGGTGCGGGTGGGGCCGGCTGGGACGTGGTACGATGCAACGGCGGGCGCGGTGGCGGTGGCCTTCTTTGAGCGGCTGCTGCATCATGTCAAGGGTGAGTGGTCGGGCGAGCCGTTCCGGCTGCAGGGCTGGCAGCGGACGATGATCAGCGAGTTGTTCGGCTGGAAGCGGCAGGACGGGACGCGGCGCTATCGACGGGCCTATATCGAGATCCCCAGGAAAAACGGCAAGTCAACCTTGGCGGCCGGGATCGGGCTGCTGCTGCTGTTTGCGGACAATGAGCCTGGGGCAGAGATCTACAGCGCAGCGGCGGATCGGGATCAGGCGGCGATTGTCTTCGACGTGGCCAAGCAGATGGTGGAGGGGAGTCCGCAGCTCCAGCGGCTGGCCGAGGTCTTCAAGCGGGCGATCACGGTGCCCAGCGCGGCTGCCACGTACCGGGTGCTGAGCGCGGATGCGTTTACCAAGCATGGCCTCAACGCGCACGGGATTGTCTTCGACGAGTTGCACGCGCAGCCGAACCGGGAGCTGTGGGATGTGCTGTCAACGGCGACAGGGGCGCGGCGGCAGCCCATGCTGGTGGCCATCACGACGGCCGGGTATGACCGGGAGAGTATCTGCTGGGAGCAGCACGAGTACGCGCGGCAGATCATTGCCGGGCTGATCGAGGACCCGGCATTCTATGGCTACATCGCAGCGGCTGAGGAGACGGACGACTGGACGGACCCGGCGATTTGGGCGAAGGCGAACCCAGGGCTGGGGGTGTCGGTGAAGCTGGAGTACCTGGAGACGGAATGCCGCAGGGCGCAGAACTCGCCGGCCTACCAGAACACGTTTCGGCGCCTGCACCTGAACCAGTGGACGCAGCAGGAGACGAGGTGGCTGGACCTGGCGGCCTGGGATCGCTGTGGCCAGGCTGTGGACGCGGCAGAGTTGGCCGGGCGGCGCTGTTATGCGGGGCTGGACCTGGCCTCGACGACGGATATTGCGGCGCTGAGCCTGGTGTTTCCTCCCAGCGAGCCGGAGGAGCCGTACCAGGTGCTGCCGTTTTTCTGGGTGCCGGCGGAGAACCTGGTGGAGCGCGGCCGGCGGGATCGGGTCAGCTATGACGGCTGGGTGCGGCAGGGGCTGATCACGGCGACGCCGGGCAATGTGATCGACTATGAGACGATCCGGACCGCGATTGAGCGCCTCGGCGAGCGGTATGACATCGGCGACGTGGCGTTCGACCGCTGGGGCGCTGTGCAGATGTCGCAGCAACTGGAGGGCGCCGGGTTTACGATGGTGGCCATGGGCCAGGGTATGCAGTCGATGTCGCCGCCGACGAAGGAACTGCTGCGGCTGGTGCTGGATGGCCGGCTGGCGCATGGCGGCAACCCGGTGCTGCGCTGGATGGCTGACAACCTGGTGGTGCAGACGGACCCGGCCGGCAACATCAAGCCGAACAAGGCGAAGTCGACGGCCAGAATCGACGGCATGGTGGCGCTGATCATGGCGCTGGACCGGGCCACGCGACACGGCGCTGCGGCGCGGTCGGTGTATGAGGGCCGCGGGTTGCGGGTGCTATAGGACGGATAGGTCGGTTTCGGCGGATAGAGACGTTAGCAGAAGGAGCAACGCAATAGGAGACATGGCAATCACCCTGATGTTCTTCGGCATCGCGGCTACGCTGGCAACCGTGGCAATCGTGGCCGTGGTGCTGGTTGACCGTGCGGAGCGTGGACGATGAGAACGGCGCTGGCGGCGCGAGGCGCAGTGCGGGCCGGGCTGGGCGCGGGCGCGCCGCCTCGGTGGTGGCTTGCAGGCGGCGTGGCTGTGGCTAACGCAGTGGCTGTGTACCAGCCGAAGGGCGCGGCATCACTGGCGGCGAGCTATGTCAATCTTGCCAATCCAGGCACGTATGACGCTGCGCTGGGGGCTGCGCCGAGCTTCGACGAGGCGACGGGGTGGACGTTCAACGGGATTGACCAGTATTTGACGACAGGTGTTGTGCCTGCGAGTGGATGGAGCATGATAGCACGCGTGTCAGGCGCGGGTGGCGGCACTATTTTCGGGCAGCGCAGCATCGCAGTCGGATCAACGAGCCATCAAATAGTTCCAAATGCAACGGGGAATATAGTTGCATACCGCAATGGCGGCTCTATTGACGTAACGAAAAGTCCGGGTTTGACATCTGGGATATTGGCAATGGCGGGCAACGCTGCATATCGCAATGGTATCAATGAAAATATCACCTTACAAGCATTTGGAGGAGAGACACCGCTGGCCATGTTCCTTGGGGCGCGAAACAATCAAAACGTTGTTCATGCGTTTTTTTCTGGCTCGATAGCGGCGTTTGCCATCTACAACACGACATTAAGCGCCGCACAGGTGGCGGCTATCTCTGCGGCGATGGCTCTCTTGTAGGGCCGCACTCTAGATCACAGGAGCATAACCATGATGACCCTCGACGAAGTTCTCACAGTCTTGAACCAGCAGTTCCCCGGTGGCGCGCAGGAGTTGGCGGTTGCCTTGCGACTGCTCGGCGCACAGACGGACATGCGCATTGCGCAGGCCACGGCCCGCATCGTCACGGCGCAGGCCAACGCGGCCAACACGCAGGCTGAGCTTGCACGCCAGCAGGCCAACGCGGCGGCGACTGCGGCAGAGGCTGAGTTTGACGCCATTGTGGCATCTCTGGCGAACGGTGGCTAAAGGCGGCTCGTATGTCCACGTTAGCATTTTACGCGCAGTTTATCACCAACAAGGTCGGCGTCAACGGCCTAAGCGTCACCTGGGACGTCGAGCAGATCACGCGCAGCGACGGCACGCGGGCTGCGCTGGTGACGGCGGTGATCTTTACGGTGGGCATGCTGGCGCCCGCGTTGGTGCTGTGCGCTGGTGTGGCTGTGATGATAGTACGTGGATGGCGACGGTAAAGTTGTTGGACGGGTTTGAGTAGGAAGCAAACGCATGAGTACTGCACTGCGAGCAATCACGAGATTGCAGGACGCCGATGATTTTGGCGTTACCGTGTGCGCTGATGATGACGGTAAGGCGTTGGTTTATGATCATACGACGGGCATGTTTGTGCTGCGGGCAATGGCATCGTCCGTCGAGGTTGAGGCTCTGTCTGAGCTGTCTTCTTTGGTCTTTTTGTTTGACGACGGCGACATCGACAATGGCGATGTCCAATTTGTGATCGGTTAATCTTTCAGACGAACATTGGAGGTTCACAACTATGGCTACTATCTCAGTTCCTTTCACCAGCGGCGTGATCGCAGACGGCGCAATCCAGGAGCGACACCTCGCCAATAGTGCCGTGTCGGCCAGAACAATCGATCAGAAATGGCCCGTGATCATTCGCGAGAGAAGTATCGGTTTCATGTACGTTGCGAATTCACTGACCGTTGTGACTATTCCTTTGGGACAAGTATGTTCGCGCGCCCTGGTGACATTCCGGGGAGCAAACGCTGCTTACAACGCATCTCAATATGACTGTGGATTGGCATTCAATTTCGGCTCGGTTTCAGTGGGTCTGGAGAGAACCACCGGGGGCCTTTTGCAGCCAGGAGTCTTGATCACTCAAGATTATCGACAAGCCAGGCGCCTAACCGACGGCACGAACGAAACTACACCTGCGGGATCAGGCCGCGGGATTTTCTCAGCCTATGAAGACTCTGGACTTTATGGTTGGTATTCTGTAGGCGGCACTACCGCATCGTTTTTGAGTGCGGACGTCACCGCCAAAGGGGCTTTGCGAGGGGCTTGGCTTGATGGTCAGAACATCAAGCTGGAATTCTTTTCTCATGCCACATCAGGCGGCCCCTGGACGGTTGCTTCTATTACAGCGAACATCTATGCCATTTAGCGCTCTGAACTCCCTTGTGCTTATGCCCGATGAGTGGGAGCATCCGTTCGGCGGGATGGGGGTTCAGCTGCGCGGCCTGGTCAGCGGCGCGCGGGCGGCCAGCTTGCCTGTGCAGTTCTCGGTCGTAGGAACGGCGGGCAAGCTGGTCGAGGAGGCGCAGTTGCTGTATGTGCCTGCTCACGCGCACCCTATCCTGATGACGGCGGTTGATCTTCCTGCTCGTCTGACAGGAGGGTATAGGCAAGCCGACTTTCTGGATGCCGGACTGTGGCTGGCTGATCAGCGGAAACCCGACCTGGTTCATGCCTTCGACTACAGCACGGTCTATGCAGGCATCCGCCTGGCTGACCGGCTTCAGGTTCCGTTGGTCGTCACCTTCCAGCTGAGCCAGACCATGCTGGCCTTCCACTCCGACATCCTTCCCACCAGGGAAGAAGAAGGCTTTCTGAACCTGGCGCTTGCTTTGGAGATGGCGGTTCTGTGCGAGGCGAAGGCAGTGATCCAGGTCAGCCAGGCGTACCAGCAGTTCTGGTCGGTCTTGGCTCCTGAGGCGGCTGAGCGGATGGTGGTCATTCCCAACGGTGTGGAGCAGGGCCCTGGTTTGCAACAACCCCGCCCTGCCTTCTATGGCGACGAG